CGCCCTGCCGCCCGTGCGCGGGGTCGCGTCCGGTCAGCGGCTGGCGATGGCCTGCTTTTTCATCGCCGTAGCCAGCCGCTCTATGTCCTTTTTAACGCCGCAGCCGTCGTGCAGCTGCAGCGCCCTTGCGAGGTGGGACATCGCCTCCGAAGCCCTGCCCGCATCGCGAAGCACGTACCCGGTAATCTTGTGCAGCTTGGCGCGCACCTGATCGGGCATGTCTTCGGATTCCGTCATCGCAATGGTTGCCAGCAGCGGGCCGGTATCAACCGGCTCTTTTGCCGTCCAGGCGCGCGTCGCGGCGCTGGCAACCTCCTCGGCCAGCAGATACGGCAGGCTGCCGCGCTTAAAGCCGTCAGGCGATACCAGCCCGTGCGCCAGCGCATACCGGGCAATCTCCAGCGCGCCGGTCACGTCGCCCGCGTCAAGCCGCCAGATCATGACGGTCATCAGCACGGCGTCCTGCGCGCCCTTGCCTTTCTCCAGCACGCCGGCCACCCACGGCAGGTACTCCGGCAGCAGCTGACGTTTCATTTCCGCCTTGCGCTCCTGCGAGTGAACTTTCTTCAGGCGGCGCTTGTCCTCGTTGAGTTTGACAAGCATCTGCTCATAGCCGCTGGCGTGGCGCATCGGGTTGTCTGCGTTCTGCGAGGCTTCAATCGCCTGCTGGCGCATGCGGTGACGTCGGGCAGGGCTTAACATGCGTTACGCCTCCGGTTGCTGAGTGGCTGCAGCGTCGCCGCTTTCATCTTTCTTCACCGGCTCCGGAAACTCGCCCATCTCGATGTTTTCCACCAGGCAGCCGGCCGCGTAGTCCTCGATCACGTAGTCCTCGTTAACCGATTCGTAGTTTTCGATGCGGTCGCGCTTCGGCACCTCGTCAATCAGGCGGCGGTGCGTGCCCTCCTGCCAGTAAATCGACAGGTTATCGGTGCGCGTAATCATCAGCGCGTTGGCCGGGAAGTACGGCACGCGCACGGCCGGCAGGTTGCCGATGCGCTTCTGGCTGACGATAAGATCGGCGGCCAGCTGCTCGGTGTTGGCCTGCGACTGGTTCACGATCGGAAAATATTTGTCGGCCAGCAGCTGACGGCCCACGATAACGACCAGCTCCGGGTCTTCCTGATACCACGGCTCGATCAGGGTGTTGGTCGCGTCCATCACCAGCGCGTCGAGATTGGCGTAGTCCCCGTGTTTACCGACGCGGATTTTCTCCGACACCACGACGCCGGCGTCGTCGGTGACGTTATTCATCACGCGCTCCGGGGCATGGTTGCGGTACTTCTGCAGCCAGCCGACGGCCACGTCCTGCAGCATCGGGAATTTCTGACGATTCGATGTTTTGGCGCGGGTAACGCCGTTGAAGCCGATCATGATGCGGTCAAGCGCCTGGCGTTTCACGATGGCGTCGCGCAGCCGGGCCTGAAAATCTTCATAGCGCGCCCACAGGTCCAGCGTGTTGTAGCGGATGTGAAAGTCATAGTTGACCTGCACGCACTCATAGCCACTTTCATCCAGCGCGGCAAAGTCGGCCGTCTCGCGCTCGTCGCCGCCGGCGGTGTCGGTCACGCTCGCAATCGAGCCGGACACGCCGACGCCGATTTTTTCGCCCTTCATCTCCGACACCGGCACGATGTTAATGCGGGTCAGAAACTCGGACGACTCCTGCACGCGGGTCATCAGGGTCTGCGTGACCGACGGCTCAACGGTGAACTTTTTGTTCATGTCGTCGGTTTCCACGCCGTTCAGCTCGGCAAGGCGGGTCATAAACTGATTAAACTTAAAGCGGGTATTCTTGCGCATGGGTTTTCCTGTTTATCTCTGTGTAAGGTGTCTGCGTTCAGGCAGATCAGCAGTCGGTCTGCGCGCCGGACTTCGGATCGCTGCCGGTTGACGCCGGGCGGCGGGAGAAGCCGCCGTCGTTTTTCTCAAGCTGCGCCTGCAGCGCGGCAAACTCTGCGCGGCCCTCGCCGGCCTGCTGCTCAATGGCCTCAAGGCGGGCATTAAAAGCCAGCTCAAGCGCTGACAGGCTTTCCGCCTGCGCTTCTGCATTCAGCTGCACCTGCTCGGCCACGGCCGTGACCGCTGCGCCGACGTCGGCGAAGCGCTCGCCGTCAGTTTTCTTTTTGGCGGAAAACATTGCGGTAATGCGGGCCATCAGGGGCGGGGCCGGATCGGCGACCTCCTCAAATTCAATCGTGGTTTCTTCGGCGGCGGTGAACAGGTTGCCTTTGTCCTGCTTGCGCGAGGCCAGCGGATTAGATTTAGCCGAGGCGCTGAAGCTCAGGATCTCCGTGCCGAGGCTCGCCGGGTCGTCGGTGACGGCCAGGCCAACCAGATACGCCTCGCCGGTGTCCGCAAACGCCGGGTTAACCTCAATGGAGGTGTAGATTTTCTGGCGGGCTTTGGTCAGCTCAACCAGCTCCGGGGTCGGGTCAATCCAGCCGAACAGCGCCAGCTTGCCTTTAAGCGGGCCGTCGCCGATTTCGTCAGCCTCAACGGCGGTCACGTCCCCGAAGCGGCGAAAGGCGCTGTCTGCCGCGTAGCCCCGGATGTGCTCCATGTTGATGCGGGCGCCGTACATGGCCGGGTCGTAGTTCTTCGCCATCTGCGAAATCCAGTCGCGGGAAATCTCGCGGCCGTCTGTGGTAGCGCCTTCAACCGCGATGCGGAAACGCTTTGCTTTAGTTGCCATGTAACAGGCTCCGGTCAGTGGGTTGGTTCGGTTCGGGGTCAGTTTCCCCGTCGCGGTCCCTTCCCTCAACGAATGCCAGCCCGCTGAGCCATCAGCAAACAGGGACAGCAGGCGCGGCATTTTTGGCCCCGGTAGCCTTGACGCCATGAACATGACACCGACAACCATCATCAGCGATCCGCGCCGTCAGGCCGCGCTGCTTTACTGGCAGGGATACTCCATCCGCCAGATAGCGGAGACGCTCGGACAGAAAACGCCAACCGTGCAGAGCTGGAAGCAGCGCGACACGTGGGACGACGTTGCGCCCATCAGTCGCGTTGAATCCAGCATGGAAGCCCGGCTGATTCAGCTCATCATGAAAGAGGTCAAGGGGAATGGTGACTACAAAGAGATAGACGCGCTCGGCCGACAGATTGAGCGGCTGGCGCGCGTTGAGCGCTACCGGAGCAGCGGCAACGAGGCGGACTTAAACCCCAACGTACGCAACCGCAACCGGGGCGAGCGTCAGCCGGTCGTGAAAAACGAGTTCAGCGACGAACAGACCGCAAAGCTGACAGACCTGTTTATGAGCAACTGCTTTGAGTATCAGCTCAACTGGCACCGGGCCGGCCTGACTCACCGCATCCGCAACATCCTCAAATCGCGCCAGATAGGGGCGACGTTTTACTTTGCCCGCGAGGCGCTGATAGACGCGCTCACCACGGGGCGCAACCAGATTTTTCTTTCGGCCAGTAAGGCGCAGGCGCACGTTTTCAAAAACTACATTCTCGACTTTGCCCGTCAGGCTGACGTGGACCTTAAAGGCGATCCGATTGTGCTGCCGAACGGCGCCCGCCTGATTTTCCTCGGGACCAACGTGCGCACCGCACAGAGCTACACCGGCAACCTGTATCTGGACGAATATTTCTGGATCCCCAAGTTTCAGGAGCTGCGCAAGGTTGCCAGCGGCATGTCGCTGCACAAGAAGTGGCGCACGACATACTTTTCCACGCCGTCGAGCCTGTCGCACAGCGCGTACCCGTTCTGGTCAGGCGAGCTGTTCAATAAGGGACGACGCAACCGGGACGACCGCATCGAGCTGGACCTGTCGCACGCTCACCTGGCAAAAGGCGCGCTGTGCGGTGACGGGCAGTGGCGCCAGATTGTCACGGTTGAGGACGCGCTGAGCGGCGGCTGCAACCTGTTTGATATTGATCAGCTGCAGCTTGAGTACAGCCCGGCGGAATACCAGAACCTGCTGATGTGCGAGTTTGTGGACGACGAGGCAAGCGTGTTCCCGTTTGCCGAGCTGCAGACCTGCATGATCGACAGCCTGGAGGAGTGGGAAGATTTTAACCCGTACCTGCCGCGCCCGTTTGCGTACCGGCCGGTCTGGATTGGCTACGACCCCTCACACACCGGCGACAGCGCCGGGTGCGCCGTGATTGCGCCGCCGGTCGTCGCGGGCGGCAAGTTCCGCGTGCTGGAGCGCCATCAGTGGCGCGGCATGGACTTTGCCGCGCAGGCGAAATCCATTGAGGACTTAACGAAAAAATACACGGTTGAGTACATCGGCGTTGACGCCACCGGCATCGGCCAGGGCGTTTTCCAGCTGGTACGCCAGTTTTTCCCGGCGGCGCGCGAGATTAAATACTCGCCCGAGGTCAAAACGGCAATGGTGCTCAAGGCAAAAGACACCATCACCAGCGGCCGTCTGGAGTACGACGCCGGCGCCACCGATATCACGCAGTCGTTTATGGCTATCCGCAAAACCATGACGGCCAGCGGAAACCGCTCAACTTATGAAGCGAGCCGAAGCGAGGAGGCCAGCCATGCCGATGTCGCCTGGGCCATCATGCACGCACTGTTAAACGAACCGCTTACCGCAGCCAGCGGCGGCGCCAGCCCTTCTATTCTGGAGTTTTACTAATGAGCAAACGCAGAGGCCGCAAGGCTCAGACCGCCACCGCGCAGCCGGCACAGGCAGCCGCACCGCAGCACGCCGAGGCGTTTACCTTTGGCGATCCTACGCCGGTCATGGATAAGCGCGACATTCTGGACTATGCCGAGTGCATCGGTAACGGCCGCTGGTACGAGCCGCCCGTGAGCTTTCACGGCCTGGCAAAAAGCCTGCGCGCGGCCGTGCACCACAGCTCGCCGATTTACGTGAAGCGCAACATTCTGGCGTCCACCTTCATTCCGCACCCGATGCTGAGTCAGCAGGAGTTCAGCAAATTTGCGCTCGACTATCTGGTGTTCGGCAACGCCTTTGCCGAGCTGCGCCGAAACGGACTCGGCAAACCGCTGCGCCTTGAGACGTCGCCGGCTAAATTTACCCGCAGAGGCATTGCCGACGGCGCCTACTGGTTTGTGAATGACTGGAAGGAGCCGCACGAATTTTCGTCCGGCAGCGTGTTTCACCTGCTGGAGCCGGATATTAACCAGGAGCTGTACGGCCTGCCGGAGTATCTGAGCGCGCTTAACTCGGCCTGGCTGAATGAGGCGGCTACCCTGTTCCGCCGCAAGTATTATCAGAACGGCGCCCACGCGGGTTATATCCTCTACATGACCGACGCCGCGCAGAGCAGCAGTGATATCGACCGGATGCGTCAGGCAATGCGCGACACGAAAGGGATCGGCAACTTCCGCAACCTGTTTATGTACGCGCCCAACGGCAAGCCGGACGGCATCAAGATTCTGCCGCTCAGCGAGGTGGCAACGAAAGACGATTTCTTTAACATCAAGAAGGCCAGCCGCGACGACCTGCTCAGCGCGCACCGCGTGCCGCCGCAGATGATGGGCATTATCCCGGACAACTCCGGCGGGTTCGGGGATGCGGTAAAGGCGGCGCAGGTTTTTGTGCGCAACGAACTCTCGCCGCTGCAGGAACGATTTAAAGAAATTAACAGCTGGCTTGGCGAGGAGGTGATCACCTTCAGGCCGTACGAACTGGAGCAAAAAACAGCCTGAAAGGCTGAAATAACAGATCCCATCGCTTAGCCAGAAATCCCATCAGCAAAGACAACCCCGCATGCGCCCTCAGACGCATTTTGCGGGGTTTGTTATTTTTGCGCACTTCCGTCCCGGATGTCTTTTTTCAGCTCGCCTGCGCTGCGCTGGCGCGGCGTGCGCACGCCTGCCAGCGCCCCTCGCGCGCAATGCTATCCCCGCCACGCCTGCCCGCTTTATGCAGCGCTTTTAATGCAGATGCATGAACCAAAAAAAACGAGGCCAGCACTGGCCCCGTCGTATGTTTTTAGCTGTGGTTTGTGCATGCAAATCCATGCGCCTTATGCATGCATGACAATAAAACCGGTCAAAAGAGGTTTAACTGGTCATCCGGCTCAGGTGCCTGCATAACTGATTCAGGTTCGGTAAGTGCCTTAGCCAGACAAAAAGCATCCCGATAGCTCAAAGGTGCCAGGCGCTCAAACTCAAAGAAATGCGAAAAGGTGCGACCCAGCCAGAAGCCGTTACCGGTCTTGTTTGAAAGCTGAAAAATCACCACCTGACCAGGGCGAAAATAAGGCAGGGCTTTACCCTTAAACACGATCTGAAAATTGTAATCACGCCCGCCCATACCCTGTTGCCTCACACTAAAAATAGAAATGCACTAACAGATTATTTTTCTAGGGGTGTAGCCGAAAACACTACCGAAAATTGTTTGTTAGTCATCACGGTGTTTGCAGCGATATCAGCTATAAGACTTAGCGCTATTTCCCTGTCGCGTTCTTTACAGAATCCCTCTGTAGTAAGCCGAGCAATCAACTCAACACGCTCAAGCATTACCCGCTCTTGTAAATCCAAATCCATGCGCCCTCCCCCCAAAAAATAACTGTATATAAATACAGTAGCACAGCATTCAGATCCAGCAAAAGGAAAATATTCCCGGTAATCCCTCTTTTTATCCGCATGATATGAATAGCCTTTTGCTATGGATGCTGAGTTATCACTAAAGCGCTGCCTGCGCCTTTAGCGCCCGGCCATCCCGATGCGCAATCCAGCCTTTTCAGGCTCAAAGCGCATTTTTTGCCCTCGCCTGTTCAGCTAATAGATTAAACCGCTCTAATATACGACTCGGCTCAGGCGCTGTTTTTGGCCGGAACAGCTCACCGTTATATGCGCTACGGAACATTCGGCCGCCAATTTCTGTCTGCGCGCCGCTCAGCAGACGCACAGCCTCACCCCGGCTGATGGTTTCGCCGCTTAAATCCCTTACCTGGCTGATTACGTTATCGCATGCGGCCTCAACTTTATCTGGCCGCCTCAGCTTCAGGTGCCGTTTTTCAGGCTGATCCGCTCTTATCCGGTTGAGAAGCTGCCGCCGCTCCTTCCGACTCATGCCTTCAAAGTCCAATTTCTCATAACCTCCGGGCGGTGTTGAATCCTCAGATCTCAAACCGCCCGTACAGTTATTGACAGAACTCCGAGAGGACGCGGGCGCGTCCTGAAGGTCAAAACCAAATTCAACGGCACGCTTCGGAACAATTTTCCACTGTGCCAGGCGGGTTAAGATCGGCGTGTCCTCGCCAACCTCAGCCGCAAATACGCCTTTGATGCGCACGGTTTCCTCGCCGTATTCGTTTACATCTTCGCTTGCCTGATACCAGGTGCGCACGGCCAGCTCGTCACGTCGCACGAACGGTCCGCCCTGCGCATTTACATAACCGGCCCAGTCTCCTGCGTCGGCTGCGTCATGCGCGGCCGCAAACTCAACGCTCAGGCCGTGTGCGGTTTCACTGTCTGCCATGCGGCGCAGCTCGCGGTAAACCGTGACCGGCGCGCCGCCCACAAACTGAAACTGCCGGATATGCCACCGGGCTGCCCAGGCTGACACAGCCGAGGCGGTTTCTTTCAGGTCTTTACCGCTTTCATCGTCGATCTCTCCGTCGAGCGCATAGCCGTCGATATTCTTGGAAATATATTTAGCGACATAGCCCGTCGCGCTGCCCTTGTCCGAGTCGATGGCCTCAGCATGAAAGCGGGCCTTGCGGGCTTTATCAGTCTTCAGCTCGCCGCTGTCCTCCTGATATGCATAATCGCGCATAATCTGACGCACGCGCTCCAGCTGCTCAGGACGCATAAACATCAGCATGTGCCAGTGTGGGGTCGCATCGTGATGCGGTTCGGCAACACGGATGCCAAAAATGCGGATATCTTCGCGGTGCAGTTTGGCCCGGATTTTCTGCCAGACGCTGCAGAGATATCGCTGCGTTTCCGCAGGGCTGGCGCCGTTCCACTTGCGGTTGCGATGGCCGGTCTTGATTGTGGCGTGATAGCGTGACGGGGCGGTCAGCGTATAGAAGTCGCCGACAAAGCCCATCTCATTGCAGATATTTTCAAAGCCACGGATTCGCGTCATGAGTTCGCAGCGGCGGATCGCAGGGTTTGCCACGCTACCGTCGTACTTCTCAATCAGGCTGATGCGGTTGCCTTCTTCATCTTCCAGCTCCATGCCTTTCAGAAATTCACGCGTGCGGCGCTTCTGCTCGCGCCACTCTGAAACGGTCATGCTGCTGGCGTACGGGGTGTGCTTTTTGCTGACGTTAGCCAGGGCGATATGAAGATGCTCACGCCATGAGGCGGCTACGCGACGCAGGCGCCCTTTCCACCATTTGTCAGTCTGCATGCGCATGATTGCCGGGGTGACTTCTTCCGGATCAAACAGGCGGGAAGTAACCTTATCCCACAGCGGCGGAGTCTGGCCCATTTCGCGGGTGATAGTCGCGGCGGTCATGTAAACGCGGTGGGTGTATTTGTAATCTGACTCGTCGCCGGCCTGCGCGTGTACCTGTACCAGCTCGGCGAGGATAAAGTTAGCGACATCCCCGGCCAGCAGATCAACATCAGCGCGGGCCATATCAGGCAGCCGGTTAAAGCGGCGCATCAACTCCCACAACTGACCGCCCGCACTGGCCGCGCCGGCTTTTTCAGTGGCGTTTTCAGCCAGAAGGTTAAAGGTGCCGGCTTTCATTTCGCTGAGGCGATACTGTGTGCAGACGGTTTCAACACGTGGCAATGTGCGCTCTACAAACGTTTTTGCAAAGTACGCATTGGCGCGGGCTGTTCCCTGTGTTTTTTCCAGATCGCTGACACGACGCTTAACGTCCAGCTGTACCAGCGCCGGCTGCTTTTCAAGTAGCTCCTGCGCACGCACTAAAGCCGCAATCATATGACTGCGGCTGTGCATTTCCTCATAGGTAGGATAAGGGCTGGCGATGGCCTCCCGTGGAGCATTCCACGGGTAAGCGAACTCCTCAATCATGCCAGCGCCTTAGCGGCGTTATTCACTGCAGCGGGACAGCGCACTGCAATAATTTCAGCGGCGCTTTTTCCTTTGCCTGCAGCCACGCCAATTGAGCGGGCTACATTAAGGCTGGTCAGATCAAAGCCAGCAAAATTGCTGCGCGTATTATCGGTATCACTGTTTGAAGCTACGACCGGGCAATATTCCGAAACGTCGCGCAGCATGCTGGCAAGCTCCTGCTGTGCGGACTTGTCGAATCCCGGAGCGTAATAGCTTGCGAAGGTTCCGTCATAAGGCGGATCGCAGTACACCACATCACCGGTTTTAGTCAGGCGCAGCGTTTCACGGAAATCAGCGCAGATAAACGTCGCACGCTGCGCTTTCTCGGCAAAAGCCTCAATCTCAGCCAATGGGAAATAAGGCTTTGAGTAATTACCAAATGGGACGTTGAATCCGCCACGCTGGTTATAACGGCACAGGCCGCGGTAGCCGTGGCGGTTCAGATACAGGAAGTGAGCCGCACGCTCAAGCAGCGGCAGCGCCGGGCTGTGATTGAAATCTTCCCGCACTTCATAATAGCTTTCGCCGGTCGTGTTCTGATTAAACAGGCTGGCCGCCGTGATAATAAACGGGCGGGCGTGCTCTTTTACCTGACGATACAGGTTAATCAGATCGGGATTGATATCCGCAACCAAATAAGCCTGATAATCAGTATTCATCATCACCGCGCAGGAACCGGCAAACGGCTCAACCAGTCGATCACCTTTTGGAAGATGCGCAAGCAGCTCAGGCATAATGCCGGTTTTGTTTCCCGCCCACTTCAGAATTGTGCTCATACCGCACCGCCTTTGAATGCCTTTGCGCGCTTTTCTTCCTGACGCATACGATTTTGATATTCAGCTCTTCTTTGCTCACGCAGTGGGGAAAGAACCGAAAAAATCTCCTGACAGCCAATTATCAAGCGGCTATATATGCCCGTCATTTGGCCCGGCTCACTAATTTCTTTTTTATGCTCAGCAATGCCGATGCAATCGCTTATAAGATCACGCGTTAACAGCACCTCAGATTTATAAATAGCGGCCACCTCGGAAATGCGCGCACGTTCCCCCTCAACCATTCGCCAGACCATTCGGCTTAAAACATAATCCCCGTTTTGCGCGATGGATATTTCATGTGTTTCATTTATTGAAAGCACTGGAATTCTCCTTCACTTCCTGACACTCAACGCAGCGGGTTACACCATGAATTGCACGCCGGCGCGCTGCTGGAATTGGCGCTTCGCAGTCTTCACAGAATGAAGTTGCCACACTGACCGGGCGGTTAATCACGCTGGCAATGTTGCGCGCCAGCAGCTCGTCGGCGCGCGCCTGCGCCATGTCTATTGAGTCAGCCATCAGTGCACCGCCTCATTCGCTTCACTTTCATAACGCTCAGCTTCTTGGCGCAGCAATTCAGCGGCTTCAGCACCGCTCAGCCCTTTCTGCTGAATGTGCATTGCAATTCCTGTCAGACGACGGGCAGCCTGCAGGCCGCGCTCGGCACGTTCTTCAGCCCGCGCAGAATTTATGATTAACGAAAGCTGCTCAACGTCAGCATCAAATGTACGGGTTTCAGTATTTCTCATAACGTTTTCTCCAGATTTAGGGCAAAGGAATGCCCGGCGGGTTTACGCCTTTCATTTTCTTTAATTAATTAATTTGGCAGTGTCATTTTCTTGGGGAATAAACTCACGACTGCTTTTAAATGATTCATTGCCCGGATTAACGCGCCTCTTTCATCAGTAGTCAGTTCACTAAAAGAAATATCGTGTCTGTCTTTACCGATATTCGCCAAAAAAAGAATTGCACCTAATGCCCGCTTATTCTCTACATAATTGGCGTCTCTAACATCGCGCATATCATCAAAGAAACGGGATAACTCTTTTTCACAATTACCGCCAAACTGAGAGCGAATTAAAGCGAGGTGATTAAGCGCTGTTACACGCTGTCCCGCGTTCAGTTCGCCCAGCATTGCGCTACCTTCGATAGCCATGTTTTCCCCTTTTGTTTTACCTCTTTACCCTGGCTGCACAGCACTGGATGCCACGGCTTGCCGTTTTGCCCCATTATCCAGCCATTGCCATATGACATTGACGGGCTTTGCTTCTTCAGGCGTGATGCTAACGAGATCATCGTGCGGCTCCTCAACTGATGCCAACTGTTGCGCCGATACCGCTGATTGCATCCACGGTCGAGGCTAAAGTCGGGTTTGAGTGAATGCGGGTCTGTACGGCAATTGCAGCCAGCATCATGCAGCGGACACCTGTATTTGCTGCCTCCACGATTCCGCGCCGGCAGTTAGCAGAGATTTTACTGCCACTAAAAGCCTTAGAAGCCAGCACGCCTAACTCAGCAGTCGCTTTCATGACATACGTCGAATAGTTCCCCTCTGCCACTTCGTTGACCGGTACGCACGGCAGGCAATTCAGCTGCGCAAGCATGCCATCAATCAGGGTTGCATCTTCAGTGAGATCGGTTAACAACAGCACTTCGTCAACGGTCAGCTTGTGTTTCTGATCAGGGTTCAGTTTATTGCGCAGAGTTTGAACTCTTACTGCAGCGCGCTCTGCTAACTCAGTCAGATTATGAGTGGCAGCAAACTTGCGGCAGGCTTCATCAAAGTGTGTTTGGGTGGAAATCTCAAAATCAAACATAGACCAATCCTTTGATTCACTTATAGTGAATTAACCGATTACTATTTCGAAACGCGAATGACCCAAATTGGCGCGAACTTGCTTCTCTTTGTAGCGTGCGTAAAGGATGCGGGTTTTACCTCCAACACGTTTTTTACCGGGTTGAAGACACTTAGGTTCAGCTTCCAGCTGTCCGCGCTGGGTCATTTTTCTAACAGTATCAACTGCATACCCTTCAAGGCGTGCGAATTCAGAAGTTGATACAGTTGCACTTGGGATGCGGATTGTAATCAGGGGGCTCATAATGCAAAATCTCCTGTTGCTTAAAGCGTATCTATAAGGCTGTATAGGTACTAATAAGGCTCTATAGGTATTTAGGTTAACCCTACAGAGAGAATCCTATACTCACCAATACCTACATATCAAGGGATTTTTAGCTTGAAGCTACAAATTGATTTTGAAAATGGGGCGAAGGAAGTTCTTGATCGCGTAATAGAGGCTTATGGCTTCAGCACAAAAATTGCTTTGGCTGACCATTTAGGCATCGCCAGCAGCAGCCTTGCAAACCGCTATACGCGTGGCAATTTCCCTGCTGACATTGTTGTTAAATGCATGGCCGAGACGGGCGCAACATTAGAATGGTTAGCCACTGGCACAGGGAACAACAAACGAGACTCACAAAATGTGAACTCAGAGGCTGGCATTAAACTGGTTCGGAAATCGCTTTCAGCAGGTGGACTGCAAGACATTGACACAGTAATTGTGGACAAGGCTTTTTTGGCTCATTTCAACGTACAACTTTTGGAGCCCGCACTTATTGTTGAAGGCTCAGCCCAATACGTTGCTGATTTTGGCAGGCGGGAAATTTTTGACGGCCTTTGGCTCATAGGCATCGAGGGTTCATATTCAATCAAAAAAGTAAGCCGCTTACCTGGCTCACGTCTAAAGATCGCCTCTCGGGACGAAAGCTTTGAGTGCGCTCATTCTGATATCGAAATGGCGGCCTACCTTCCGATCTCTTGCAGCCTGACGGGCTCCTCGTTGCTATGACAGTAAGAAAAGAATCATCAGGAAAATGGCTGGCTGAAGTTTACCCTAACGGTGCTGGCGGTAAACGAATCAGGAGAAGATTTGCAACAAAGGGCGAGGCTTTAGCATTTGAGAATCATGAGATTGAAAAAGCGAATGCGAAACCCTGGCTTGGCGAGAAAGAAGATGATCGCACCCTTAAAGATCTTGTTGACTCTTGGTACACACGACACGGCATCACACTAAAAGATGGCGAGAAGAGACAAAAGGCAATGCACCATGCGTGTGAATGTATGCGGCAGCCCTTAGCAAAGGATTTTAGTGCTGATAGATTTTCAACCTATCGCGAGAAGCGCTTAAGCGGCGTTTATGCCAGATCCTCGCGGGTCAAAGAAGTATCGCCGCGCACTCTAAATCTTGAACTCGCATACTTCCGAGCGGTATTTAATGAGCTTTCCCGGCTTGGCCTTTGGAGCAGTGATAACCCTTTAAAGCACGTTCGTCCGTTTCGCACTGAAGAAAGTGAGATGGCGTTTCTTAACAAACTGCAAATAGCTAATCTTTTAGAAGAGTGCCAAAAGAGTTCAGTCGCTGAGCTTGTGACTGTTGTTAAGATTTGCTTAGTAACCGGCGCCAGATGGTCTGAGGCCGAATCACTTAAATCAACTCAAGTGACCTCTAATAAAATCACTTTTGTGAAAACTAAAGGCAAAAAAAACAGAACAATACCGATTAGCGAAGAAGTCGCTAAAGCGCTACCACATAATAATAAGGGTGAGCTAAAACATGGCGCGCTATTCCCTCCTTGCTATGGTGCGTTTAGAGCAGCCCTAAAGAAAACGGGGATAGAACTTCCAGACGGGCAATTGACACACGTCCTGCGCCATACCTTTGCAAGCCATTTCATGATGAATGGAGGAAACATTTTAGTACTACAACGCATTTTGGGGCACTCCGATATTAAAATGACAATGAGGTATGCACACTTTTCACCTGACCACTTTGAGGATGCCGTGAGGCTCAACCCGTTGGCTTAGTGGCGATGAAATGGCGATGCAGAATTCCTACGGATACCTATGCATACCTATAAAAACCAAATAAGGCATTGATATTTATGGCAAGTTATTGTTTTTTAGTTGCTCTTCAACTTTCTCATAATCGCTTGGTCGCTGGTTCAAACCCAGCAGGGGCCACCAAATTTACTGATGAAAATCATGCACTTAAGCCACCTTTCAGGGTGGCTTTTTTGTTGGCTGCTGAGCACAAAAGTTGTAGAGATACGCATTTTTCTGAATACTCACAAAGCCTTGCCCGCCTAACTCATATCTTCAGGGTTGTTTCCCGCAGGCTTTTGGCTTCAGATCCCCGCGAAAAATGAAAGGTGAGATGTGGATAAACAAGCCAGACTGGAGCACTTACACGAATGCTTACGCCGTGAAGTGATGATGAGTTCTAAGGATTTTTCGTGGTTTGGGACGCTGCATAAAGCGATTAAATGCCCGAATCGCCGTTATCACTTCTGGTGGCGCATAGCGTCGTACTGGCACCACTCAGGCAATAAGTTTCTGAAAAAACGGGCCATAAACATAAACAGACGCCTCATTTTCAAATATGGAACTGAAATTCAGTTAGGGGCAAATATCGGCCCCGGCATGGTGATTTCTCATCATCAGGGAATTGTGATAAACGGTTCGGTCGTCACAGGTCATTCCTTGCGGATAAGACAAAACACCACGATTGGCATTACCGGCGCAAATGCTGATAAAGAGCCAATATCAATTGTTATTGGCAATAATGTGAGTATTGGTGCAGGTTCCTGCATCATCGCTGACAGGATCCGGATCGGTGATAACGTTGTGATCGGCGCTATGTCCTTTGTAAATAGAGACCTTCCCGATAACACCACTGCTTATAGTGAAAAGGTTTTGCATGTACGGCCGAACAATTGAAATATAGAATAATTCAGCAGCCACTGTGCTTTTCAGTTATTTTATTGCTGAGGATTGCTGATTGTACTACCGGGTTAACATGCCATCGATAACGTCTAATGTCGTGCGAAAGAACAGAGCGTTATCAGACTGATAACAAAGCGTGGTTCAGGAAAGCACATCAATGTTATTCCTCATGCCAAAGAAAAAAGCATAGCAACTATCGTTACCGGGTTTGCAGCGATCCCCCGGGAGTAAAGTCTGATAATGAGAAGTCTTAATAGCTTCTGAAATTCAGGTTTATATTGTATAGCGTCATGCTGTCGCTCCGGATTTAAATATCAGCAAACGAACAGGCTGAGTTTTTCCGTTTTTACTGTGGGTCTCTTAGTGCCCTGCGAAGGCGAATCATGTCGTACCGCGCCTGCAGTTCACTGATTGCCCGTTTAAACTGCGCCTCCCCGGCCGGAGAGGCAGAATCTTCATATTGGCGCAGCCACTCTTCGGCGGGGATATGCAGGCTGAATGCCTGCTGAGTGGAAAATATTGCTGACTTCAGCTCACTGACGGTCAGGTAACGCCCCCGCTTCTCATCAAGCGCATTGAGCTTTTCACTGAGCAGGCTGAGTTTTTCCATCCCCTGCTGCCAGGCGCCTGCCGCTTCCGGCGAGGCTGTCATCGCCTCTCTTCTGGCGACCGCGTCTGTCAGCAGTCGGCGTGTTAACTCTTCAGCCGGCCAGAGCGAGCCGGCCAGCAGCGCAACGTCGGCGCTGTAGCTCCCCGCCCTGCCGATGCCGGCGGCATCAAACCGTTCAGCCTGTGTTTTGATCGTGTTGATCCACTCTGCTGCGTTGATACGCTGATCCTGCCGGATGCCTGCCCGCTGCTCTTCTGTCAGCGGATGAGGAAGCGCAGGTACGGCAGCAGAGAGCATACGCGTATTTTCACCGGGCTGGCGGGCATAAAGCCAGCCGCCTGCGCCTGTTGCAACCACCACCAGCATAGCGGCCATGCCTGCGATAAAAGGTCTGACATAGCGGCCTGAAAACATTGGTCCAGGCTCTGTTTCAGGACGAATGATAAAGGTTGGTGACTTTGCCGTTGCCGGAGCCGGGTCGGAAAACGCCTCGCGCGGGCGGCTTCTGCGTGCAGTTGCTATGTCGCTTTGGCCCGGTGACGTCTCCGCGTTTTCGGCTGCTGTTCTGACGTTATCGCACAGCTTGCGGATACCGCTCGCGGCGTTGAGGCCCGCCTGCGCCAGATGCTGCTCAATCAGATCCAGATATGTTGCGCACTCCCTTAGCAGGATCTGCGTATCCGGCTTATCTGTTGGCCAGGTGCGTGACAGAAACTGCAGGCGCTGAAAGTGCATTCTCAGGATCGCTATCCGGTCTGCAGGCTGGTGGGGCCAGAGCGTCTGCCAGCGTGAGCACATCAGTGCCTCCGTGATCCTGAGGCCCTCCCGCAGCCCCTTAGCGCCGTCAAGATGAGAAAGCGCCAGCGTAAACCAGCAAACTGACTGCAGATCTGCCCCGGCCTGTCCGAAAAGCCGGGTGCAGCTATCACTCACCCGCAGCCAGTTAATATCGGGCCGGGCGGGATGGCTGAGCTTTTTAATTTCGTTTTGCAGAGTAATAAATTCGGGATGCAGGCGAGGGTCTGCGCCGGTCATCAGCACATGCGATTCCTGAAATGAAAATGTCATAGTTATCCGCAGGCCTGCCGGAAGCAGGTCCGTTATCAGAGAGTTAGCGGGAAAGTAAAGACGAAGCGCCGGCCGGAGATCTCATCTGCATGGCTGGCTGGCGGCTCTGGCTTAAGTCTTCACGTTCTGCTGGCGCAGATGCCGCAGCAGCACCTTTCCTCCCGGCATAAAGTCAGTGCCATAGCGCACCCTACCCACGACGTCCAGCCCGGCATCAATGGCATAACGCAGCTCACCAAGCTGCGTCTGTTCCAGCATCACCACATCAACCTGTTTCAGCCGGGGCTCATACTTCAGTAATACGTCAGAGAGAATATGCACCAGCTGATGTGCGGTGCCGGGCAACCCCTGCAGGATGAGCGTCATATCCGGCAGGCCATAATCGGGCAGATGAGCCAGAGCGCCGGCGCGGGTATTAAGAATGCGCTGCAGGTTATCCAGCACTGACAAAATCATCTGTTCCCGTTCGCTCACCGCATCCAGATCCAGGCCGCCGCTAAAATTGCCGTAAAGCATGTCGTAAAGTGAAGGCTGCATCAGGGTCTTTCCCCCTTTTCCGCTACCAGCGTCAGCGTGCCGTCACCCAGCTCAATTACCCTTGCCCTGTCCGGATGGAGGTCTGCGCGGGTCAGCAGCAGTCGCCACGTATCATCCTGAGTATCTGGCGACAGAAACAGCCCGGCCACCGCCACAAATTCTGTTCTCTCCTCCATCGGCATATCAATACTGACCGACTCACCGGGACGCACCCGGATCGCTTTCTGCGCCATCAGCTCTGCCCTCAGCACGTGGCTGTCAGCCGCTAACAGTGCAGGATAGTCGGCGGCGTCAAAGGCCTGACGGTCGCTGAGTTGCCAGATGCGTACCACGGTTGAGAGCGCAGCGCCCTGCGCGTTGCGGTTGGCGCCTTCGCGGGCGCGAAAGTCGAGGTGCAGCGTGCGTATTTGTTTGTAAAAAAGAGAGTTTGTGACGGAGGCGGTGCCCTCGGATACTTTCTGCGTCAGACCGCAGCCGCTGGCGCTTAGCGCCAGCATCAGAGGGATAAGCGTCTTACCAGCGGTAGTCGCCCTGTTCATCGGTTTCACTCCTTGAAAGTTGTACCCGGACGCGCTGATAACGACCGAGCGGAATGGTGAGTAAATCAGGTTTGCGTGAGGCATTCAGGTTTCTTTGAGGCAGCAACGCGGTGCGGCCCAGCTGTTGTGCCGCTTCTGTCCGGCAACTCAGCTGCGCATCAGGCAGCATGGCGCGCTCGACGCACAGCTCCAGCCGCGCATCCAGCTTTGCCCCGAGGTAGACATGGAGCAGCGCCATCAGATCGCCGTGCAGTTGTCCGCCGGGCAGCCAGCCACGCACCTCCTCCGGGTTACCGGTCAGCAGTCGCAGTAATACCTGTCCGTTAACGTCGGTGGCATGCGTCCCCATGACCGGACGGCGCATCAGACTGACCGGTTGCTGCGTGCTCAGACGTAAACGGCAGGGCTGGGGAACACGGCATGGATCCCACGGAACGATCTGCGCGCGCGTATCCGGTGCCAGCAGCATCACCAGCGAGCTCATGCCCTCTGCGGTCCGGGCAGGCAGCATCATGACCGGTAACAGCGCCAGAAAGCGGGAAACCGGCGTGGCGATGTTTTGCGCACAGCCGTTTATCCCCAGACCAGCCAGCCCCAGCAGGTACTGAGAGGTTTTATCGGTGCCGCCAGGTGCGAACGTGGCCGGATAGGTGTATTTGCGCCAGATACGGTAAAACTGCGTGGTCAGCCGGTGACTGAAAATATCCAGAAAATCCTGAAGCGCCTCGTGGCCCTCGCGCTGACGGGTGATATCGTCGATATAGTGCGTTGGCAGCGGAGATGCCGTGCCATACAGCCCCATAAAATTGATGCGTACCGTGGGCGGAAGGTGCGGATGCCCGGAAGTGTCAGCCCCGCGAATTTCACCTGCCGGAAACCCCATGCCGGGGTGCGGCCTGAACCGTACCGGCTCGTGTCGCACCTGCCAGCCGCTGCCTGGTACCGGCGCTTCAGGATCGCACTTCTCCAGCAGCTGGCAAAAACGGTAAAAATTCATACAGGGCAGCTGGTTACCCAGCCGTGCTATCAGCCGGGCAGACGCTGGCTGTGATTCTCTTTCCATCGGAGACATTTTCCTTCAGGCCGGATAATCAGCGAGAGCTGAATGAACTGATTCATGTCCGCATACAGCGACAGGAAACGGTTAAGCATTTCACCAAACAGATGTATGTCGCCGTCACCGGTAAAACCGCTGCTGTCGAGCGTCACTTCAACATCAAGACCGCGCAGCAGATAACCTGATTCAAACCGCTGCAGGCGGTGATGCTGCACGTCAAGAATCGCCTCCAGCCTGCGGTTGCAGAGTTCGTCATCCTGCCAGTTATAGAGCGCCAGCGTGCCGCGCAGCACCTCCGCACTGTTCATCATGTTGATAAAGCCCGAGCCGAGGTGACTCAGGACCCGCCAGTGAAAACGGTCCTCAGCGGGTGGATAAGCAGGCAGCGTCGGACGGGTCAGATTGCACACCGTTACCGGCGTCTGCAGCACCTGTTCGCAGCGGTCCAGCAGTGTACTCTGCAGCGCGCGACGCGGAAGCTGGCCGTTGGTGCCGGTGATGCGCAGCGAAAGCGTGTCGCGGGAAAGCACATCGTCTTTCTCCCACTGCTGACCGCCGAGGATCAGCCA